CAAAAGACCATGAGAGTTTTTACAAGTAACAGTAGCAGACTGGTCATTAACACCACCAAAAGTGATACTTGTTACTTCGATTAACTTTTTAACGTTATACAACCATGTTGTAAGTTGAGGAGTGATAGATGTGCCACCTAACTTAGACACTGTTAATTTGTCTCCTGGTAGGTAGTAAGATCCTGTATCAGTCAGTGTAGTTTGGTTAGCATCAACGATACCAACTACATTCATGGTAACTTCTTGTGCTGTACCCTTATTAAGGTAAACTACAAAGTTAGATTTAACTTCTGTAGCAGAATCCCATATCTGAGCAGTTGTTTCACCTCTAGTACACTCAATAAACTGGTTTAGTGATTTCTCTTTATATCTAACCGTCTCTATGCCACCAATGACTATTTCACCGTTCCTTTCTGGCCAACCGATGGTGGAGTCAACCGTAATGATGTCAGAGGTAGCTGTGAGAGGCTCAGCGAGTTTTGTTTTATATGGAACAACGAATGTCCCTGTAATAGTTTCTTCCGATAGGACTAATTCGTAGATGTCCGTAGTAGAAGTCTTAATTGAAATAAAGTTTTCAACCAAAGCACTTGCTGATTTGATATTAGGATCTGCAATATCAGCAACCTGCTGAATTAAAGCATCCTGAATATTTTCTGGCTTACCAGATATCAGTGTAGCACGAAGGATCGTGTTAATAGACCAAGTAGCAGCAGATGGCTTAGTAATTTGGTCTTTTGGATAAGAAACACTTACATTCTCACCATAAAGTAGTTTAAACAGGTATGCAACACTAAATTCAGTGCCTTTTGTCGAATAGAATGTCTTAATGTGCTTAATAGCACTTCTTACGTCAATACTTTCGTAATCTAGTTGAGGAACATCAGGTAAATACTGCTCTGTATACTTGTCAAGTAATCTCTTAACAAATAAAGCATCTAAACACTTAACAGGAGCATTTGATTCATGAATAGCAGCAACAGTGTCACCAGAGAATACTGCATTACCTTCTTCGCTATATTCCTTGATACCACTAGCAGCTCTTGCACAACCAGTAAAACGACACTTCTCGTAACCTGCCCCCTTATTAACAACTTGGAAACCAGTTACTTCACCTAATCCAATCTCTACAGATGCAGTAGCATGTGGAGGTGGTTGAATGAAAATAGTAGGAGGTGCAGCAGCAGAATAACCAGTACCAAATGCTGTGATATTAATATCAGTAATAGCACCGTTAAAGATAGATGCTACAGCAGTTGCACCTGATCCAGCACCAGTTGTTCTCTCATCAACAATATAAACAGATGGAATATCCTCATATCCACTGCCACCACTAAGCATTTCGATATCAGTGATTCTTCCATCACCATCAACCTTAGTTTGTAATACTTGTGCTCCAACAGGGTCAATAACTGCTACCCTTGGAACTTCCGTATATCCTTGACCAGCATTTAATACAGTAATGCTAGTAATTTTTCCATCTGTTAATACAGTCTGGAATGATGCCTTAATACCATTTAGACCCTTTGGTTCATCAACATATATCGCTGGTGCAGTAGTATAACCCTGTCCAGCATTAGTAATAGCAGGAGCAGAAGCAAAACTACCAGAAGTAATGGTTGGAGTGCCTACTGTAGCTCCTCCTGGTTGAGTAAACGTTAATCTTGGAGTAAACGTATAACCACTACCAGAAGATTCGATTGTAATCCCTGTAACAGCACCATTTGTAACAGTAGCTTTAACTGTTGGTATAAGTGCTCCAATTTTTGTTGGATCCTGTATTGTAACCGTTGGTGGGTTAGTTGTGCTATATCCAGCACCACCTGTCAATAAAGTAGTTGATTGAATACCATTGATTAATGGTTTTACAGATGCATCTCTACCACCTTGTGTAGATTTGATTGTAATCTTAGGTGGATACTCAAATTTGTAGTTTTTACCTGTAGCATTAGCAATAACTGAACTTAATTGCCCATCTGCATCAACACGAGAAAAACCAATAGCACCACTACCAAATGAAGGTATAGGTGCCTCAATTGAGAAAAGATCTAGTCTTCTACCTGCAAGAGGTGTAAATCCTAGAGTAATGTATGTCCCATCAAAAGTAAAATCTGTTTTTGGTGTTAAAACCTTGTTATCATAAATTGCATATACATATTCGTCTACAATCGGTGAATAACCAACACTAGATCTAGTAACTAGGAAAGTTTTCTTACTATCACCAAATGAACCTGAAATATTATCTAACGCTACTATAGGATTCTCGATAAAACCATTCTGGTAGGTAATAGAAGTATTTGCTGTGTCATCAGAAGGAAGTCTAGTCCTTGGTGCAACTGAAAATACAATATTAGTGCCATCTATAGTAAAATCGATCCCTGGTATCTGTACCTCACCATATAACTTTACTATTAGGTGTTGAGGACTAGGAGGTGCTACAGGAGCATCCTGAGAGGTTAATGCAAAGGATTTCTTATTACCATCAAACTGAGAAATTAAGGTAGCAAGAGTAATCCACTTAAGTTGGACTTGCTCGTATGAAATACCTGGACTAAAAGCAATACTTGGAGAGGTGACTGCTTTCTCGTAAAATATTACCTCATCATCGATTAATAAAGTGCCGTTTTCCGTTAGGAATTGGTCTACGTTTTCAACAACTATTACAGTATCGTCTGTATCACATGCTTCAACAACATTCGTGGCTCCACCTAATATCCCTACATCTAACTTATCAATATCAAGATACTGTAAGAAATTATTAACTATATTTTGTCCGTAACCCGTCTTCTCTTGAGATTTATAGTAATACTATAAAAACTTATCGAACAACGGATATCCGTCCGATATGAACTCAGGGGTTTGCTTTGCTATCGCTTGCGATACCTTACTGCTTGTTGTCATTATGCCTTAGAAACAAGATGTCGTTGTTGTGCTGCCAGGGTTTGTAATAGTAATAGGGGCAAGAGTGACAGGTGCACTCGCTTCAAAAATAGTTGGCGTAAGACTATTTAGTGGTATACTGGTAGGTGGAGTTGTACCGATAGAACCAATATCAATAGTTGGTGATACAATACCAATAATAGTGTCAGGACTTGGTGTAGGTATAGAAGAAGCGTTAGCAGGAATGATCTGCACAGGTATAGAAAGATCTCCCAGTGCTGCCATAGCAGCTGCTGATGTATCTACTGTGCCTCCCTCATAAATGCCATCTGCATCGCTGTCAACTGCTGTTCCAGCTAATACGTCTAGGTTAGTGCCAGAAGCACCAGTAATGTTAGCAGGACCAAAACAGATCTCACCAGTTGTGTAATTTACAGTGCCAGCAGCAGAGTTAGTAATAACCTTTCTGTTGCCACTATTATAAAATGTCCTTAAATTTCCAAATCCATCGTCCTCAAAATACTGATCTACGGTAGGACGATCATTAAGTCTGAATCTACCAGAAACAATAACAGGCTCTTTAGCACAACCATCATTAACTGTCTTACCAGGAGCACTATCGTAGATAGCAGCACCAGTTGTTATACAATAGGTGTTAGTTTCTGTTGCTTTAGGTGTAATATACTTTAAGAGTGAAACTTGCGTAGTAACGTCGGAAACACACTTATCTGCAAGTGTTATTGCCTTCTGGAACTTAGCAAGACTGAATGAACTATTGAAATTGTTAACTTTAGATGAAATTGCCCACTCATTAATGGCATTTTGCACATTTGTTTCAATAGCAGAGACACTTCTTGCAGAGCAAGCAGGGTCATAGGTAATAAAGACTTTAGGGAAGACGTATATACTTTCAGCATCAGTCACAACAGGTTCAATCGATGCCATAGCATACGATCTTAATTGCTTAGCTAATGAAATCTTCGTAGCATCATTTAATTTTGATCCTGTTTTAGTCTTTATAGCAATGTATACCTTTCCGTATACAGGTGGATATAATTCATCTCCACCATAAGCGACAACACTCTCAACGTTGTCGTAAATCTTGGACATGATAACTTCATAATCTTGCGATGTAACGGCACGGTACTGGGCGGAATAGTATCTTGGAGCATTGTATTTAATAGACTCAACACTTTCCTCTACAGACCCACCAAAGGAGGTCTCAGCGATTGTTACGTTAACATCCGATGCAGCATAAACTTGTCCATTACTATCGGTGATTTTACCGATAAATGCAAACGATGCTATGTCATTTGCTTCTGCACCAGCAGTAACAAGATACTCAAGGTCAATGACCTCACCATCAGTTAGTTTTCTTCCAATTACATCATCACCAAAGGTCAACTCATATCTCATATCCTCGGTTTCAGATAGGAAGTAAATCCTGTCTGTTGCCTTTACATTAGTAATATTATCTACTTTATTATAAACGTCTGAGTTAGTAGCACTTTCGTTTGCTCTTACACTAACTTTTAAGGTAGCAATGTCTGCATCAGCAGTTGGTACCACATAACTTTGTTTAGCAAATGTGTTAACAGTGTATGCAAAGTTGATAATACTACCTTCTTGCATCTTTACACATGTTAGGGTTGCTTGCCCTGTTGTTTGATCTACTTCAGCTGAGAATGTATCTAAGCGATTCCAACTATAGTTACCACCAGTTGCAACAGCACCTTTGTCTAAAGTAACAGTAGCAGGCCAGGCACCAGCAGTTTGAGTCGTTTGCACAACTAAATGCAAATAAGCAGAAGACGCAACAATTGATCTAGGAGTATAGTTTAATAATTTCGCAATATTAACAATATTATCTCTTACAGTCGAAGATGCTATAAATGCCTCATTCATTGACATATTTGCCATGAATGCTGTATAATAGGTATTATAAGCAAGAGTATCGATCAGATACGATAAACCCGACCCTTCAAAGTCAAAATCGGAAAATTCACCACGAGTTCTCAGATAAGACTTAATAGAAGACTTAATATCTGTAAAATCTAATGCTGTTAAATTATTCGGCTGCATTACGGTCTCTGTAAGACGAAAGTGATATTCTCAACTATAGGCAATCCGACGATTTGATAGGTCAATTCGACAGTTATTGCATTATCATCATAATCAGGTGTGCACACAAGCTTACGAATGGATATCCTAGTCTCGTGGTTCTGTAATGTATTTAGTATCTCACTCTGAATCTCATCAATTAAAAAGGGATCTAAAGGCTCAAAGAGTAACTTTGAAACTTTACATCCGAAATTAGGTAAAAATGGTTTTTCACCAGGAGATGTCAGTATGATATTCTTTACTGACTGCTTTATAGATTGGTCATTCTTTACCGTGGTTATGTCTTTCGTAAAAGGGTTCTTAGTAAAACCAACGGGGATATCGTTAAAACTCCGTGACTTCTTAAAATCCTTACCAGTAATCGGTTTGAGTGCCATTAAACTTCGTAGAATGTATACCTCAAAAATAGCTCCTCCATAGGACCTATAGACTTGATGGTCTTAACATAATATTTATTGCCTACTTTATACTTCTCACAGTTAGGATTATTGCTATGGTTTAAAAAACCACCTAAAGGTGTCCTGTATATTTCGTCATTCTCAAGATAGTGCGACATACCAAGCTCTTTTCCTTCAGGTAATTCATATTTGGAATATATCCCTTGTCCTGAGACTGGACTATTTCCTACAAATAATCCCTGTGGAAGAGCTCTATAAGTCACGAACGCATAGTATCTCCTTATATTTAGCCAGCTTCCTTGATCGCTTCTACTATTACCTGTTTGAGTTGCTTCATTTTCTTCTTACCAAGTCCAGCCCTGGTGTCAATCTTAACTTTTAACCAATATACAAAGGCAAGTACCAGTATAAACTGAATACCTTCACCCCATGATAGTGCCCATGCCTCGTTTAAGTCGAGGGTTGCTGCTGCTAATAAATTCATTTATTTTCCTGTAATAAGACCAAGTAGTACTTTGAAGAATCCTTTGGTTGCAGAACCTTGAATTTCATCAAAGATGTACATATTTAATCGAAAAGCATAATTTGCTTCTGCGATCAATGCATTTGTTTGTGATTCATCAATTGGAAGACTATCTAAAGTTTGTCTATAACTTGCCTTAAAACCCTTGGTATCACTGACTTCTGGGAAGTCATAAAAATGAAGACCTTCACCTTTAGGATTATCTAGTGCTTTTTCAGCAATTCCCTTCAAAATCTGTCCTCCAGACAGATCACCGATATATCTCGTATAATGGTGAGCTATGAGTAAATATGGATTATCGTTAGCAATTTCATTAATTCTGTAGCAATATGTGTTACATGCCTCTGAAGGTATCTGTTTATCTCTCCATACAGGACCATAGTAGTATCTAAGGTCTCTCTCAAGACTGTTAACACGCTCTAACTCAGGATACAGTATCTTTTGCACCAAAGGGTCTGGTGAGTCTCTGATCTGATTCTCCATCGTCTGATAGACATAATAGAAATTAGTCAGTAATTGACGATACTGCTCCTTATCTAATACACCTTTAAGGAACCCAGCAACAAACTTAGTGTTTTCTGCTGCTGAGTGTGATTTCTTGGTGCCCTCTTTAAGGGCTAGTGCTAATCCCATTAACCCTGACCTCTATAACGCTTTGGTTGCTTGTTACGGGAAGATGACGCATATTTAGTATGCTTGCCTCTCCCTTGACGGGTTTTCTTTGGTTTTGCCTCAACATAACCATCATTTGTTTTCCAGGCAACTGCCTTAGCCATAATTAATCTCCAACGAATACATTTTTAGAAGAACCAGCAATAGTTGCAAAACACTCACCACTGATACCACCATTTAGAGGATCATCAAACCTACATGCCAACTTTCCCATGATATACACAGATGTTGTTGTAGCTTTGGCAACTCTCTTGTGTTTTCCACCATCACGCTTGTCCATAGCAGTATTATACTTAGGAGCACACGGTTTTGGCGGTGGAGGACTCTTACAACCGTAAAATGTCAATAGGTTGGTAGTTTGTCCCTTGTGGTTAGTCAAAACGTCCTCGTCTATAATAGGACAAATATTGTTAATATAGACGTTAGGGTTTTTCCTATATTTCGGTCTTTGAGCCTGTGGGTTCCATTTGACCGATCCTTGTGCTGTACTTAAAGACTGAGGTGTAGACCCAGAGCACGGAGTGCCACAAGGTTTACTATCATACTTATGCCCCTTGTTAGGTTTCCCTTCTCCAGAGCACTTGCCTTTGAAGTATGCTGCTTTCTTTGCTCCCATTATACTCCTTCTAGGTTAAATGTCAAACGGGTTGCCGTATGCCTCGACACACTTGCCCATATTTATTGATGCGGCGGTAAGGTTGTTTTTAATTCGCAATTTTCCAGTTGCTGTCCAATCAGCAGCGCCTGGTCCCATTAAACCAGACATAGAATACGATGTATTAGTGGTAGATCCGTTACTATTGTTGGTAGAACCACCAGCTGTGGGGGTTGGAGGAGGACATGTTACGTGTCCA